TAAGATTGTAGATCATTACCTATCATCTCCTAGAAAGGAACAGGTATTAGATCTGTTTAAGTCTCTGGAAGATAAGATGGTAATGGCTCCTGCATCTGGAAAGGCTCATTTTCATAACGCTATTCCCGGAGGTTACGTTGACCACGTTAACCGGGTAGTAGAAAGCGCTATTAAGCATATGAGACTTTGGGAAGAAATGGGAGCTACGATTGACTTTTCGGAAGAAGAGTTAGTCTTTTCTGCTCTTATGCATGATCTCGGCAAAATTGGAGATGGTGAGAAAGAAGGATATATCCCTCAAACGGATAATTGGAGACAGAATAAGTTAAATGAACGGTTCCTTCCTAACCCGGAACTACCCTTCATGCTTATTCAGGACAGATCTCTCTATATTCTTCAGAAGTACGGTATTCCGGTATCGCATACAGAATATCTAGCAATTAGGCTGCATGACGGCATCTATGACGATGCTAATAAAGCATACTTCTTCTCTCACAACCCAGATTCCAAGTTTAGAACCAATATCGTGTATATTCTACACCAGGCCGATATGATGGCTGCAAAGGTAGAGTACAATATGTGGCAAAACTCAGGAAAAACGGGTGGTTTTAAGATCTCTAAAGGTAAAACTTCCACAGGAAAAACTGTAAATTCTTCGGAAGGCCTTGCAAATCTAGTACAGAATTTATAAAAAATGGTTGTCGTTACGATTATATTAGGTATTTTGGTTATTACTTTAGGGTATGCCTCTTATAATCTTCTTAGAAAAAATGAAAAATACGAGGATATTATACAGGAACAGGTAATTTACCTTAATTCCGTTTCTACTTCTATAAAAGAAGCTCAAAATATTATAGAAACCGTCGACGAAAGAGGTACTTTCCGGTCTGATGACGAAGTCGGAGTGTTTTTCGAAACCCTAAAAGACATTACAGCTACAATTAGTAGCTACCGACTACCATCAAACTATGGCAAGAAAGAGGAGTAAAGCTAATTACTTTACAAAGGAGACAGAGGAGGCTATAAATAGGTACAATGCTACTGATGATCCAGAGCTTAGAGCTCAGATCTTTACAGAAGAAATATACTACCCGTTTTACAAGCTAGCAGAGAATATTATTCATACTTTCAAGTTCTACTACACAGATGTAGATAACCTTGAAGATCTCAAGCACGAGATTGTTACCGTGCTCTTGGAAGAAAAGATCGATAAGTTCGATCCTACAAACGGCGCAAAGGCCTTTTCCTACTTTGGAACGATCGTAAAGCGCTGGCTTATAAACTACAACAATAAAAACTATAAGCAGCTCAAAAAGAGGGGAACCTTTGAAGAGTTTGACGACTATAAAGTATCCATTCCAGATCTAGAAGAAACTAACGCTATCCCACTTGGTACGTTCATCGATGAATATGTTGATTACATGTACGATGAACTAGAAGTACTTTTTGACAAACCTGCTGAACAGCAAATCGCAGATGCTGTGCTCACTATCTTTAAGACTAGACACGATCTAGATATATTCAAGAAAAAAGCACTGTACATATATATTCGAGAGATGACTGATTGTAAGACACCTCACCTAACTAAGGTAATTAAAGTCCTGAAGCAGGAATTTTACGAGATGTATGAAGAGTTACACGACCGCGGCCTTATTGTAAGATAGTACAAATAAGGTACTTAACTATTTATTTTAAAAGTACCATGAGCCTCGATAAAGAAATCTTCAAGGGTAAAAAGTTTTCCAACCTTCTTGAGGAGATATACGATAACTCTAGGAAGAAAGATACGCAGATTAGTGCCCTCATTGCCGAATTAAAGCCTCTAATCGAAAGCATATCAGATGCAACGCTAGTTGTACCTATGATCAAAGAATATCTTGAGATAGGTGTAAAGAACGACGAGCATCTTATTAAACTGGCTACCGTTATACAAAGGATGGAATCTGCTGCTGCAAAAGGTAGCTCGGAAGAAGATTTCTTCAACCCCGAGGAATTGCAGGCTTTATTAGAGAGTGTTGAAGAGTTAGAGGTACCTACAGAAGATAACGAACAAGAGGAAGAATAATGGCGTCTTATACCTATGCTCAACTTCTCAGCAGTACAACCTTAGGAGGAAGGAGTAACATATTTAAGAGTATTCCTCAGGGTACTTTTGGTAGAGTAGTAGATATTATTTTAGACAACACACATCCAGCTTACCAAGAACGAGGTGGAACTTTAGCTCTTAATGGAGTATTTTTTAGAACGTTAGGTACTCCAACAGTTCAGGAAAACGATAATATTTTTTTTGCATATAGTAGTACCAGGGATCTAACGAAGGTTCCTCTGCTAGGAGAGATAGTTGAAATTGTAAACCAGCCAAGTGAGAATATCGACGGTGACGGCGTAACCTCAAAAAAGCCTTACTACAGATCAATAGTTAATATTTGGAATTCTCCGCATCAGAATAGCTATCCTGACGGATACGAAGACGCTACCCAGACGGATAGTATTGAACTTGGATATAACTTTGAGGAAAGACCAAACATTAGACCTCTGCAGGCCTACCCTGGTGACACTTTAATAGAAGGTAGATTAGGACAGTCTATTAGATTCTCAGGGGTGACACATCCTCAGAATATTTTATCTGACGGCACAAACAATGGAAGTCCATTTACTATTATACGTAACGGACAACTCCAGAAGGGGATACTCCCATAGTTGAAGATATAAACAGAGACGCGTCCTCTATATACCTTTTATCTAATCACTCCATTCCGTTAGAACAGGCTAACTATAAGAGATTGGCCTACGACACACCACCAGAAGAAGCACAAATTTATAAAGGTAATCAACTCCTGATTAACTCTGGTAGAATCTATCTAAATGCTAAAGAAGAAAGCGTGCTCCTATCGGGAACAGAATCAGTAGGTCTTAATGCGAGAACTATCAACCTAGATGGAGAAGAATATTTAGCTCTAGATGCGGATAAAATTTATTTAGGAGAAAGGGCAAGAAGAACTAATAGAAAAGAACCTGTCGTCCTAGGGCTTCAATACGAAGCTTGGTTGAAAGATTTAATTGTAATTTTAAGATCTATGGCAAGGGACTTTTCTACTGTTCTAACCCCTCCTCAAGCAGCAGCTGTTCTCTCCAAACAAGGTACATCTATAAATTCGAAGCTACCAGCTCTTGAAGCTGCTATAAAGAATACTCTCTCTAAAAAAGTATATTCTGAGTAATGCCTTACGTTAATATAAAACAATCAAAACTAGGACCTCGTATTGCAAAAGCAGTAGGAAGATTAGAGGGTGAACTTCAAGGTAAAATTCAAAAGGATATTTCTGACTCTAGAACTAAATTCTCTAGCCGCTGCCCGGACAATGCCGGACTTGAGAGAGTATCTAAACAAAAAGATCAGTTAAATAGAGCTGTAGGTGGATTTGAAAACAGAATAAGGAGTTTCAAGAGAATACCTCCTCCCCTGAGAAGAATATCTAGAACTATTCGTAGAATTATACGAATAATCAAAAAACTTCCAATTCCTCAAGGTTTTCCTAAACCGTTTGGTCTTCCGATGTCTGTTGATATGAAGTTTGCAGACCTTTTACATAAAGTTAAAGAATTGTCGATACAGCTAGGAGAAGATGCAGAAACTATTGATACTATTCTTAAGAGCACAGAGGATTCCATTACAGCTGCAAAAAGCGCCCTCTCCTCTCTTGACGGTCCTATTCAGGCCTGTACTATTGCAAATGCTCTTGGGGATGAAAATTTAAGCAATAGAGTACCTCTTCTTCTTAATATAGACGAGGATGGAAATATACTAACAGTAGACATTAACGGATTTCCAGCTATATTCGATCCTTCTCTACTTACAGGAGATATAGGAGTAAACGGAATACCCACAGTTATTAATAACTCAGATTCCTCTACAGTTCCAAGTTTCATAAATTCCGAAACAGGTGAAGTAGTTGATGTACCGACAGGTGTAGGAGCAGGGAATATTGACATACCTGCTATAACCGCAGTAGCTTCTAAAGAAAACTACAAAAGAATCGGACTATATAATCCGGATTTGATATACTTTGACAACAGAAACAGAAAAGATACTGTTTTTTACGAAGGTACCGAGTATATAGTAAATAATTCGTCAAAAGACGGAAGAACAGGATGGGATAATCCGAAAAACGGAAAAGATTGGAAGAGATTAAATCTAGAAGAATTAAAATCTACTAAGGACCTTATAAGATGTGCTGACGGAAATCTCTATACTGAGGAAGCTCTTAGGAAAAACTTATCAGACATCCAGAATATACTTGACGATTTAAATAAATCCTCGTTAGATGATAATCAGTTGCAAGCAGTAGAGGACTTATATAATAGGCTAAATCTAAAAGATGTAGAGGCCCCTGAGGGAGGTATTGTTCCATATAGGGATTATTTTTTAGAAGTAACTGAAGATCCAACAGATTTTGGACTAGCTCCTCGTAGATTTGCAATAGCTAAGGACGAAGAAGGAGTTATTGTATTAAGAGGTCCGAGCTCCTTTAGCTCATCGACGGATATTTTAATTCAAGAACTAAAATTTAGAATAGATACTCAACTTCCATAAGGTAGATATTTATAACTATGAAAGTAGATGCATTAAAAAAGCTTATTAAAGAAGCTGTAAAAGAAGCAATTCAGGAAGAGTTAGGTAAAACTCCACAACCTGTGCAAGAAACGGCACAAGCTAGGCAGGTACCGTCAACTGGAAATCCTATTATGGATATGCTTAATATGACAAAGCAGTCTATGACTAACGAGGAGTATAGAAATGTTAGTTCTATGGATTCTTCGATGGTACCTCAACCTGATTTTAGATCTCTGATGACAGGAGGACAGGATAT